GACTACTTATTTTTTTTAAAAATTTAAGGATCATTGATGGCCTCCATTTCCGTTAGAAAAAGTTCTTTGCTTATCTTTTAACTTTTCTACATCAGATATTATCTTTTCAACATCCTTTTGTAAACGTTTTATGTTTACGGTATTTGAAAGCATACCTTCCATTTGTCCTTCCATTTTTTCTAATTGACCAGCCATGTGTTCAATTAGCATAAATTGTTCTGAGTCAGCCGGAAGCGCGCCTAAAGCTGCCCCCTCGGCCACTTGATTCGGAAGTCCGAATTTTCGACCACATCAGTTTCCATTAACTTTAAAGTTGTTTGAATCCGATTTTGAGTTTCAATGATGCCGAAGTAAGCCCAGGTCCCGATCGCGACGAGCGTGATCAATGAGGCTACCGTTTTCATCGGCATTTGCACGGCTGCTTCTTCAGAAATTTTGAGAGGTTTACTCATTAGTTATAGCTATATCCTGTTGAGGGTTGATTTGATTCTAAAGCTTCAAATAATTTTTTATGTTGTTCCATAATTTCTTCATCTGAATCCATCATGTCGTCCATTTTAGTTTGTAGTTTTTCTACATGTTTTTCTAATTTTTGTACTTTGTCTTCGTGTACAGCTTGAATAGTTGAAAGTTGAAATGTTCTAGAGAGTGACCACCCTGCTAGGGTTAATAAAATGCCAACCAATAATGTCATTAATTTTTCTACCATTAGTTACAGTTCATCTTATCTACATCCACAGGTTTTCCATCTGTGAAAATCCATACCCAGGACTCAACTTTTGTTCCTTCTTGTGTGTATGTGCATTTAGGACCTACTGCAACGCAGGAAGTAAATGCTAATAGAAATAATATTAATATTAATTTTCTCATTGGCAGCTCTCACATTCTCCAGTATCATCTACAACTACACCACTAATTACATGACTGGTTTCATATGTTTTATCTTCGGCTGTAGCTTTACACTCACATTTGTCACAAGTACAAGGCTCGCCATCCCAATGATGATTGTGAAACTCGTTGTCACAGTGACAATCGCAATGACATTTACCACATTTACTCATTTTTTTTCTCCTTAACAATCCCCCAGCTATTATCTTTAGTGGTAGATTGTTCTTCTTCAATTTTGTAGAAGAACCTGTCGGTGTCTTCTGTTTGCCACTGGCCCGTATCTTCCACATTCCAGTCACTAGTTTGTACTTTCCAATCAGGTACTTCGTTCCTAACTGTAAATGACGGTATGTCCCACAATATTCTATTGTTAGGTTGGGCTGCATAATTGCCATCATCCAAGGCCATTATGTGAGCGCACTTATGTTCGTGCGGTATTTCAGAATGATCTGTATCCACTATATTACTCTCTGGATGCGCCCAGTCAACCGTAAAAAGGTATGCCCCTGGATGGAGTTTCCTATCTTTTCCAAAAAATTTTCCTGCTTGCCCGTCTAAGATATCAAAAGAAGTAACGCTAGGATAGTAACTGAAACAATTCCAAAGCTCCAACTCGTCAAGTCGCATCCTAGGAACTTCTTTGACAGCAAATCCTCTCTGAATGAAGGCCGAAATAGGCAAACGATAGAAGACAGCACCATTTTCCATAACAGCATGAAAGAGGATCGGACGTCCTGTAATCGATGCCAAACCAAAGATAATGCAGTCTTCCACTTCTCCAAAGTGATCCTTAAGGTCATAGAGATACTCTCTCCTGATCTGTGCGTACATCACAGGAATGTTTGCATTTAGATAGGCCATGCATAAATTAGTTTATTAGGCTGATGATAATGATAAGGGCAACCACTACACCGATAGCTATTTTTTTATTAGCTACGACTAGTGCCCACATTTGTTTTACTTTGTCCATAGTTTTCTCCTATTTTCTGTTTATTATACCGATCTTTTTACCATAAAACAACGTCCATATGTGATGATTGGATTAGCATTTTTATAGTGTTTTAAGACTTCGGTCAACGGTAATATGACCTGGTCTTTACAAAAAGCGTCATCGCCTATTAAATATCCACCTGGTTTTATTTTAGGATAGTAGGCCATAGCTTCTTTGTAAGTTTGTTCCTCATTTAACATGGCATCAAAGAATATAAAATCTAAACTTTTATCTTTTATTTCTTTAACAGCTTCTAGAGAATCTCCTTCAATTATTATTACTTTATCTTTCATACCTGAGTATTTAATTCGATGCAGCGCTGTCAGTTTATTATATTCAGAATCTTCATCGGAGACTGTATACTGAGGTTGATAGTTTGGGTTCCTGCTTAAATAATCAGTGTAACCTTTCCAATGATCTATACCATATAATTTTTTTATACTGCAGTTATGAAGAATAGTCATCAAACTTTCTGCCTGCAGAACTCCTAATTCTAAACCCACTAAATCTTTTCCCATAACATTGATAGCCATGATTAAATTTCTTACGTCAGCCTGTTCATGATCTTTAAAACTATAGGTCACTTTATCTCTCCCCAACTAGGACCTGATTCGTAATCAACCTTGTTAGGAATTTCTAACTCAACAGCAGTTTCCATTATTTGTCTTATCTTCTCAGCCTGGGTATCATCTTTAACAGATATATCTAGTTCATCATGAATTTGAATATGAGCCACGATTCCTTCTTTCCAAAGTTCTAACATAGCTTTTTTTGTCATGTCCGCAGCTGAACCTTGTATTAATCTATTTAAAGATTTATATGTGAAAGCTCTTCGACTAGGATTTTGATGCCAATAATTTTTCTTAGGATTACCTTTTGCATCTTGAATTATATTATCGTCATCATCTTTTAGGACAGGACCCATACCCTGGAGCTCTAACATCCTTTCATGATCTTCAGATGGTACAAATTTTCCCCAGTCCACTCCTCTTAGGATGGGTTCATATCTAGGAAATCTACATCTTCGCTGTAATAAAGTTTTAATCTGACCTTTGGTCGAGGCGATGTTCATTAAAGTATTCATTAATTGTTTTACAAATGGAACTTTTAAATGATATCTCTCAGATAATTCTGTAGCTTTTTCTTTAGATACACCTAACTCGGCCTGGAGTTTTGCTTTACCCATTCCATAAAATAAACCTAGATTAATAGTTTTAGCTTGTGATCTCGGAATCTGAGCCATGTCTGCTACGATTTGATGAAAATCTGTAGCCGGATCAGTATCATATGAATCAGCAATCTGATTAACAGAACCTAATCCAAATTTTAAAGCATAGTGTGCAACTAATCTTGGTTCTTGTTGTGAGTAATCAAAACAACCCCATTTACAATTATCATCTGGTATAAATAATGATCTAATTAAAGGTCCGGTTTCAGGATCGCGTGCAGGAATTTGCTGTAGGTTTGGATTAGAATAACTAAATCTTCCTGTTACTGTGCCTCCATCGTCTGATCTAATTTGGTTTATATCTGCATGGATTCTACCTTTATGTTCATGCTCTATAATAGTATCAATAAAAGTTGTACTGACCTTGTTTATTTTTCTAGCTTCTGCTATCATCTTTACTATGGGATGTTCATGATTAGAGAGGAAATTTTTTGTAAATGAAGGAGAGTTTGTTTTTTCAGTCCGGTCAAAAGGTAGGTGTAGTTTTTCAAAAACTTTGGCAATCGATCTTGCTGCCCATATTTGAAGGTCTTCTCCTGTTTCTTTTTTTATTTTGTGGATTAGTTTTTCTTCTTGGGATGCTAATTGTGTCTTCAGTGTATGAGCTTTTTGAACGTCGACTTTCACTCCGAGAAATTTCATGTCCACCAGGCAAGGAAAAAGATCAGTCTCAAGATTAAATATATTTTGTATATCTTCTTCAATAATTAATTTTTTTAAACGTTGCCATAACTCAAAAGTTAATTGAGCATCTTTCTCTGCATACGCGCCTACTACTAACGCAGGTAACTGCCACATATCTTTTTTAGGATCGAGTCCTCTTTCTTTCGCTGCATTAATTAATGCGCTTTCATTTTTTCCTTTGTCTAAGTATACCCAGGACAAAGTATTAAGTGTGTAAGAGAATCTATTCTCATCCAGAAGAGAAGCTGCAATCATAGTATCCACAACTAAACCATTGATTTTTAAGCCTAAATTCCTTATCCAACTTACATCGTACATTGCGTTGTGAAATATTTTAGTAGCTGGACAATTTAAAATATCTTGAAACCACTCTAAAGTTTTTTTTCTATTTGAATTAGGACCTTCTGCATGTGCAATTGGAAAATACCAAGAGCCTGTAGCTACAGCGACGGCTATACCAACAACATCGCCATTACCTGTAACAGCAGCTGTTCCTTTTGTTTTTAATTCTGGGTCTTTAGTTTCTAAGTCGATTGCAATTTCAGGATATTCTCGTAGGTCTGGGTACTCATCTGGTTGAACCCATTCGGTTTGTAATAAGTATGGAGGGATTTTCACTTGTAGTCCCTGTCAATAGCCATCTGACAGTAATGGATTGCTTTTTCTAAATCTTGTTTTTGTCCTTTTTGTTTATGCCTGCATAAATATTTAATAGCATTCCCCTCTGCAAACGGAATATTATTTTTATTAATAAATTCTGATGGCTGAATAATCATAGATGCGTAATGATCTCCTCCAACTTGTTTCTTATATACATTACTCATAATACGTATCCCTTTCGTTGAATTTTTGAAACTAACAAATATAGATTATTTCGTGCTCTCGTACTGCCAACATACCACACTCTATGTTCTTCATCTTGTTTGTCAAGACTTAATGCAATTCCTTTTTGAACTTTTCTTCCTTGATGTAAAGATAAAATTACGTTATTCTCCTCTCCACCTTTAGCTGCATGAATTGTAGAAACAAATATTCTTGCATCTTCACTTAATTTTTCTTCGTTGGATAATAAATTTCTTATATATAAAATATCTACCTGATTAGCTAACGTAAATACTTCATGCCATTCTTTTTTGGTATTCCATTTTCCATCAGGGATATATTCTTTTATTTCTGCAATATCTTTTGGTTCAAGTTTTTCATCAAAACACCAGTTCGTGTAGGCCACCGCTGCTTTATATAAACTAACTTTAAAACTTTTTCCTTTATTACTTTGATAATATAAACCTTTCCTTCTGAGCTCCTCCATTATTTTTAATAAATTATTTTTTGTTCTACTTAAGATTAACCACTTGCCTTTGGTAAGGTCCACTTGTCCTAAATTAGATATCTGAGACGCAAGACCCTTTTGCGCCCTGGGGAGATAATCTTTATGTTTCCTGATGCCTGATATACGTTCCACTATTATTTGTGATTGTTCCTGGACAGCTTGTGAAACACGTCTGGAATATTTTAATACTTTTTCTTCTGCAGGTTCATTTATAAATCTATTCACATCAGCGCCAGCCCATGCAAAGATAGCTTGGTCGTCATCGCCAGCCAGATACATGTCTTCAGTTTTTTCTTTTAATACATCATAAAGTTTCCATTGTAATGGAGAGAGGTCTTGTGCCTCATCAATAAAAACAGTCTTAAAGGTAGGGAATTCAGGGGTATCTTTTAGTTTAATAACATCATTAATAATATCATTAAAGTCTTTAAGTTTATTTTTAGATTTAAATTCTATTAAATTCTTTTCTATATTTTTTAAAACTACCCAGTCTATTTCAGTTCGGTCATGTTCATTTCTATCAAACTCTTCTCTAATAGTTGTATCTCTATTAATAGCTCTCCCTATTAATTGAAAGTATGGATTGTTACATGTTAAGTAATGGGTCTCTTCTTCATTGTAGGCATCAGAAAAATTAACTCTTATGCCTAATTTTTTTCCAAGGTCTTGATAATGATAAGGCTGCATTATGTTTTCTTCTTTTAATCCTAATAAATGAAAACCAAATGCATGAAGAGTTTGAAAATAAGGTACATCTTTTTCTGATACACCTATCCTCGCACGTGCTTCCCCTGCAGCTTTTCGTGTAAAAGCAAAGTACCCTATCTTATGGTAAGGAATTCCTACTCTATGATAAGCCTGGGCTCTGCGTATTAGTCTAAAAGTTTTTCCAGTGCCTGGGGGCCCATATATCTTACGAACCCGAGCCATTAGGTTTTTTAGTTAATGTATCTCCAAACTTACCGGTATAGCCATAAGTTCCATAATGAGTTACTTCAGAATTTAAATTTGCCCACATGTCAAAGCCAGCTTCTTTAGCAAGATTACAAAATTTAATATCTTCTCCTTCCCATAAACCAATCTTTGGATCGAAGTCTGTATCAAAGAAGTTAAATAAATATTTATCCCCTGCTTTTTTAGGGATTCCATTAAAATGTTTTATTTTTAAATCTGGATGAAGCTTCATTAATTTGTCAAAAACTCTACGATGAATCAATGTTAATCCAGCAGGACCTTTAGCAATCTTGGCAATTCCAAAAGGTTCCACATTAATATTATTTTTATCTTCGAAAGCTACAGAATATCTCACAGAAATATCTTCTGTCTTTTTTCTGTAGGGAGTACATATAAAATCTTTCTTCGTTACGAGCATTCTTGCTACTGCATCTGGTTCAAATTGAATATCTGCATCGACAAACAATAGGTAATCATAATCAGAGTCTAAAAATAATGCTGCTAATATGTTTCTTCCATATCCTACGTAAGGGCATTTAAATGTACTAATGTTCATCTTAATTCCACTCGCAGTCATTGAGTCAAATAATTTTATTAAAGATAAACACGTTGCAGTATGCATGGTATCATAAGTAGGCATACACACATATACTTTTGGTGGTGGGGCTTTTTGCTTTCCAATAGGAGAGGCTCCCCATCCGGTGTCTTTATTTTTCATACTATATCCTCCTTGTTTTCTATTTGTATGATTTCGTCTGGTATTTCTTCCTTGAATAAATCTTCCTTAGGAATTTTTAAACATCTTAATGGCGGAAAAGATTTAGTATTATCTCCTTTTGGAAATCTTTTTTGGATTCCAAACTCTCCACTAAAAATATTTTTTATCATGACTCCTGTTCGAGAACTATCCTTTCTCCATTCATATCTTCTTATATAATCAAAGAATTGATCAAAATCAAAATAATAATAATCATCTTCTTCTAGGACAGCGCCACTTTTAAACGCTGCATAAGTTTTGGCTTTAGGTCCGTTGACATATTCAGTTAAATATTTTTTTAACATGTCAACAGGGCTTGTACCCACCGGCGGAGCCAAATCTTCCGGTGGATACAAAGAGTCTAATATGTTTTGAAATTGATTTTGTTTTATAATAGGAGGACAGACACCAGTTTGGGCTGCAATGAGTGCTCTCAATTCTTTCATTTCAGTTATTTTTTTAACATCTTTAGCATGAACTTGAATTGTTTTACTATCTGATACTTCTACATTCACATAGAATTCTGGATCAGGTTTATAATTAATTCTAATTAAACCTGAAATTAATGGCCAACTATTTTTTCTACCTACATTAATTCCAAATTTTCTTTTAACACAAGTTGCTTTAGCACAATATCTACTAATAGGTTCCTCATGACATAGATGACCAGCTGTTTCTTTTTTCCAGTCTTTAATTTTACTTTTTATTTTTTCATCCCCCCATATTTTATCGTATTGAATATATTCTCTTCCTGCTTCTAAGACGACAGTTTCCCATTCATCTTTAAATTTCTTTTTAGCAAAGACCATGTAGTTATATAAAAACCTATCTCTTTCATCGGTAAGTTTTTTACCAGTCTCCATGATTTGTTTACAGATCATTTGTAGACAAGGTGGACCATCTAATAAATCTTTTGGGCCTCCAGTAATGACTTCATTTATTTTTTGAATAACTAATTCCTTAAGACTTTCTTTTGTTTGTAAATTATCTGCAATTACATTTAAAGCATCTTTAAGTTCTAATCTTTTTCCATCAGGCAATAAGACTCCTGTTTCTTCTGCAGGGAAGTAAGGAAGATTTATAAAGCTCCCTGATTGTTTGATGTTATCAGCATTGAATCCTAGTTTAGTTTGCTTGGGAAATATTTCTGTTTTAGCTGGTAAGCCAAATATAAATAATAAAGAAGATAAAAATTCTCTAATGACCGATGCTGGAACTGGTTCTTTAGTGAAGATGTATAGATGAAGTCCTCCACTTTTTGATCGAATTGGAATGACTGGTAAGTTTTTATCTTGAATAATTTTTAAATATTTTTGTGGTGTGAATTCATTATATTGTTTAGGGTCGATATCTATTGCGCCAAACGATGCATTACTGTCATCATCACAAGGTTGAATACCAATTGCTATCTTTCCTTCTAAGTGATTTGTGTAGTCATCATCTGTAATAGTTCTTTTGGACCATCCATAATCTCCTGGCTCAAATTTTAATTTGCCAGTGACCTCATCAAGATATCCATTATCGACATTTCGAAAACCAAAATCTCTTTTTAATCCTTTAAAAAAATCTTTAAAATCTTTCATAAGCTCCTTTGTAGAGGGCGCCTCTACTCTCGCTTCGGCGCCCCTCTTGCAAGTATCCCCATATCTGAGGAATTAGACAATATCAGATGCCTTTTTAGTTGTATCGTATTTTGGTCTCGCCACACCTTTAGAAACTTGTTTCTGAAGTTGTGAAGCTACCTCATACATACCTAAATCTTCTTTACTCGCCACGTTAAGATTTCTTACTCTTGACGGTTTATAAACATGCCAGCTTTTACTGCCTGCAGTTTTGCCCACTGTTTTTAAATTATAAACAGCTGCATATGTGGCAGGATTAAAAGAACCTTGATCATCTGAAACTCTTAAGTTCTTAATCAGATTATTAAGTTCTCTTGCTGGAGAAAGATTAGACGATCTCATTGGAATCACTGCAGGTTTTAATTCTTTATCTACTATTGCTAGTACATAAAAATATGCAGTTTTTTCAACATAGTTACCATTCGGTAATCTATATCTACCATTTCTTTCCTCAACGGCGTCAGCTGGAATCTCTAAATGAGTTCCTACTGGAGCAGAAGCGCTATCGCCTCTTTCTTGCCATTCAGGGTATCGCGTTTGAGAATGAGCGACAATGATATCTAGACCAGTTTGTCCATTTATCAATTGCCCAAAACCAGAAGCATATATCATGCCCGGTTTAGAGCCTTCTACATGTTTGGCGTCTCTCTCATTACACTCAGGAGATAGTTGGTGTAGGATTTTTAAAATCGGTGTAGAAACGTCATCCGATTTTATTTCTTCACTACCCTTTCCCATATCTGCTCTGAGATTTATAGTTGCCAATGCTCCTGCATTGGTTTTCTTTGCTACTTGACTTTGCATAGTACTCCTTTTGTTAGTCTGTTAGTTTAGTAGTCTATTTGGTTTTTATTTTCGTTTGATTTCCTTCAAACGTGCGAAATAACTCCGAAGGTATATTACCACCACGTTTGTGGTAATCCTCCAGAGTTAATCGTAAAGTCGAAGCATGAACAGCAACTTTTCGTTCCGGTTCATAACCTTGACCACGTGCAAGGGAAGCATATTGCTCCGCCTTGTTGTCTTCGTTTTGACCAAAACGAACTGTGATTTCATTTTTCACAATATCGCCTAAGCCATTTTCGCGAAGCCATGTATGTGCGCCTTCTTTGTTTCCTGCAACAATAGAAGCGCCAAAAATATTTTTAATTTCAATTTCTGAACCATCTTTTAATTTTAATGTCTTCAGATTTAATTCATTCATGATATCAGGAATGACAATATTAGAATAATATTTTTCTCGTTCTTTCAATTCCTTTACTTTATCTTCATGATTAGAGATTTCTTGCTGAATAGCTTGTAACGTAGCAATCTCTGTTGTTAGTTTTTGTGGGTCGATGTTCGCCACCTGATTAGGGGCGTCTGCTCTTAAGTTTATGCTCATATAATCTTTCCTATATATTTTTATTAATTTAATAATCTCTATATATAGGAGAATTTTATATTGTCAACCCTTTTGATGAATATTTACTTCAATAGGATAATAAGTTTTTTCCTGACGGTCCCATTTCAATAATTTGTATTTTCCCGTAGTTATATCGGCTACAACTGAGCACGTTACACCTATAATTGCAGGATCGCCGGATAATAAAAGATAATCTTCTGAGGTTACGTTCTTTAGAAGAGCTCTAAGTTTATGAATTAAAGGTCCAGGAGATAGTATCATTTGTGAAAATTCTGGTAAGAGGGTCACAATTTCGCCATATTTCTGAGCTCCTAAAATATTATATTTAGGCTCCCCCTTAGTGGTTCCTGGTATTTCTTGAATTAAGTAAACTTTACTCATTGACTTTTTCCTTTCATCATATATATACTATTTTTAGAAAGAAGAGCAAGTTATGTTTTATAAATTCAAGACCAAACCATATGCCCATCAATTAAAGGCGTTACAACGTTCGTGGGAAAAGGAAAATTTTGCCTATTTCATGGAAATGGGTACTGGAAAATCTAAAGTATTACTGGATAATTGTGCAATGCTTTATGACAAAGGGCTTATTAATGGCCTTCTTTTAATTGCTCCTAAAGGCGTCTATAAGAACTGGCATTCAGGGGAAATACCTGCCCATTTGCCAAATCATATAGAGAAAAAAATAGTTTTATGGAAAACCTCTGATAAATCCTTTGAACAAACTAAAAAATTAAATACTTTATTTGCAACTGGAACTGATTTTCACATTTTAATTA